AGTGTATCTGTAGCACGAACAACTACCTCAGATAAATTACAGAATTGATATGGTCGCAGAATAATCTCTGAACAGGGATTAGTACCCCACTCAATAGGCTTATTGTTTTTATTCTCTAGCTTTCTGCGGCCATTCTTAGCAGCCTGTTTGTGTGCTGCTTGTCTGTTGAAGATGCCGCGCTCACCTGACTTACTCTCATACAGTGAGTGCCACTCAGAAAAGAATACTTCCATAGTAGGCTTTGTCTTGTAAGACACAGAGTTGTTAGCTAATGAACGTTGTGCTTCATTAACCCACCACTCACCTGACTTAGCCTTACGCATAGATGCGTCACCAAGATTAGACAAAGAGATCAGTGCGCTTCTACGTACACCACCTACAACTACAATCTCTCCAATTTTACACATGATGTCGTGTGCTTCTATAGAGAATAGCCTGCGTCCTGCTGCACCTTTGAACTTGTCAATGCAGAAGTTAAACAGGTCTTCAAGAGGTTCGGGACCAGACGCCCTACCACCAAACGTCATAAGTCTGGCACCTGCTGGCCTTACTTTGCTTACATCCCACTTAGGAACCTGTCCGGCATACAGACATGCAATGAGTTCACGTAGTGCCTTACACCAACCAGCCTTACTGTCGTCAACAACAATGATTGTGTTGCTGCTATGAAAGTCTTCATTGACTACGGGTAGCTTATCTACGCTCTCACGCTCAACGCTGAAGCCTACACCTGTACCACACATTAGAATGTACATAGCCTCATCAAATGAGCGGGGGCTGTCTACTGGAATGTAACTACAATTGTAGCTACCTACGTGACAACGATCCAAAGCTGGACCAGCAGTCATCATAGCTCGCATCGAAGGCATGACGCCTAAGTTTAGTACGGAGTCCTCTACCTCAGACAGAATCTTTTTAGCTTTCAGGTAGCCAAATGTATCATAGATATAACTACCTACGTAATCAAAGTATCGGCTTACTGTCTCTTGCCAATCTTCACGGCGTCCTTCTTCTTCCTTCCACCGTGCATAACGGCTGAGTGCGATAAAGTTTTGATAGTCTGTAGGTAAGATATTGCTCATCAGTTCTTAACTCCAAAGTCTACCTTAATTATATTACCTTTGTGTATTAGTTGAGGAGAGGTATCTGTTTCCTCTTCGTCGTAATCATCCCCAAACAAATACTCTGCGTCCTGCCCCGTTTCTTCAAAGGCCTGTTCTACTAGCTTATAGGCTTTGTCTCGAACGTCTTTATCTGATTCGTACAGAGGTACAGACGCACAAATCATATGAAGAATGTGAAGAACTTCTTCTAGCTCTGACGGCTCTAGCCCATGATTGTCAGAAACAAGCGCTGTAATTTCTACTCCGCCCAACCACTTACCGTTTTCCTTTTCTGGCTTAAGGCAGATATAAAAATGTTCATCGTCTAGTGCGTCCTGTAGTGTCTTCATTTTTTCTTTCCTATAAAAGGGATACGTGTTGGGATTTTAGGGTTAGGTTTTTCCTGTAGCCAGTCTTTAGGTATCTTCTTATCGTAAAACCGGAAGTCATATTTATAACACCATTGAGCATACGTACTCTTGGCACCTTTGTAAAGTTTTTTGTTGCTGTTCTCAAAAATAAATCTTACATCAAGGTGAGGGTATTGTTTTCTAATAGCCAAATGCTTACGCCTATCGGCTGGCATAAACCTACCCTTAGCTTCTATAACAATGTTGTTATGTGTAATGAAGTCTGGTGTGTATGATCTGTAAGCTAAGTCCTCCCACTCTATTTTATTTTTCTCATAAGAAAAAGGTTTCCCGTAAGCTAGTAAGTCTTCCGATAACTCAAGTTCAATTACTGACCTGAATCCTTTACGACGAGCTTCTAGCTTACGGGAGACTGCCATGTTACCAGCGCCAAGCAGGAATAGAAGGCTTCATAGAATGAATATCCTCATGAATATCATCTAACTTTTTTTCGATGTCCTCGCTAGCCATCAATAGGCTTCGCAACTGATCTTGTAAAGATTTGTTGAGTATTTTCTGGTAAGAAACCTGCTTATCTTTAAGGTTGTTATAAAATTTTGATAGGTCTTCTAGCTCCTTGTTAACTTTTTCTACGTATTCTTTAGCATATTCTAGGGGTTGATCTTTTGTAGTAGAATTTTCTTCAGGCATCTGTGTCTTCCTCTTTAATGTAAATATAATCTACGTCTGCCGGAAACTTAGCCTGCGAAGGGATAGAAGGTCGTGTATCTAGACCCTCCCAACACGAGTGCTTAAAGTCACAGAACTTACAGGTGGAGTTCAGAACAATGTTACCTGTAGGCTTACCGCGAAATTTTTCTTCTTCCGGCTCGTAGCACCGACGAAACTCATTAGCTTCTAATTCTGTAGCCGTATCTTCTAGCTTAGATACTTCTTTATCTAGGTCCATAGAGTCGGCAGGTACGTATTTAAACTGGCCGTTAGCTTTATTGACTACCCACCAACCTCCTACTTTTTTGCTTAGCCCCTTAGAATAAACAGCAAGCTGACCCACATAACCAAAAGGATCACTTGCTTGTAGCTTATCAAAGCTGGCAAACTTATTGGTGTAAGACCACGGCGAAGCCGACTTGACATCATCAACCGCACCATCAATGGATAAGTCTGTTGTACCCTTGATAGTTACAGTGTCTGTAAGCTTCAGTGATAGCTCCTCAGCATCTTCGTAGTCTACCTTAGCCTCTGTAAGCAGACCTTTAAACACGGCCTCTACAAAATCACCTAGCACCATATTGAATAGAAAGGTATCAGGTAAAGGTGTAGCTTTTTCAGGGTGGTTCTTTTTAAACCATAGCTGACAATAATCCTGTCCAACATTGGACGCCCTAAGACGAAACTTTTGCTGGCCTTCTCCGCTGAACTGGCGGAGCAAGGACTCTCTTACATCACGTGTAATCTGATCAACGGTAGTTTCAGACATAGAAGTTTTACCGTCGCGCAAGTTAGAGAGTAGCATATGTACTGCGAGTTCAGCGGAGTTGTTCATACTTAAGTCTCCTTAAAAAGGAATTTCGTCATCTAAGGTTACGTCAACGAACTCGTTAACGAGAGCTTTCTGATCATCGTCTAGGGTAGCAACATTCTTAGCCTCCCAATCTTCGGATACCCATTTGTTACGTTGCTTGATCCAATCAAGGAAGTTTTGGAAAGTCTCTTGGTCTCCTGCGTCAAGGTCTTTTGCTGTTGTCAAATCAGTAGATTGAACTGGTAGGTAGAACTGATCGCCATTAGGAAGATCAACAGCCTCAGACGTAAGAGCCATAGTGTACTGCATAGGTAACACACTACGCTTCATCATCTGATTAAAAGGTACACCCATAGTCTTAAAGGCATCACGGTTGTCTACCTCCCAGACGACAGGTACTTCATCAGTAATTTCTACAGCGTCACCCTTGTCGTCGATAGCGTTTTTAAACGTAGCCAAGCCAAAGATAACACGGGTACGCTTAGTAGCTTTGATAATCTTTTGTGTGGGTTCAGGCACACTATTCCAGTCTTCAATGTAACCGCTAGGCTTACCGCAGTTAAAGCTACCAGCGCTATCTTTTAGGTCCGCTTTAATGTCTGTACCCATGACCGTTTTGATATACTCATTTGGCATACCACCCACACCTTTGACAAAACGCTTGTAAAGAAAGCGCTGCATGAAAGGCCGGACGGTTACTTCCGTAGAGTATACTTTAGGATCGTCACGTGTTGGGCCTTCAAGTCGGTAGCAGCCAGCTTCCACTACCTCCACATTAACCTGCTTACCTTTGATTTCTTGCTTGGCTGTGAGAGCCTTGTGCTGAAGGCCGAGACGTTTGAGGGTAGAGTAGCCACCCGTAGTCGGGGTTGGCTGAGACATCCCAGCAAGTGCTGCCATTTCAGCGAAGTTTGTTGGATCGAGTTCTGCTAGTGCGTTCATTCTATCTGTTCCTTTGTAGGTTTTGAGGATATATATATACTCGAAGTAAGAGTGAATGTCAAGCGACATCTTTAACTTCCAGCCAATTAGGTCCGATTTTACATTCGAGTAGCAACGGTACGTTGAAGTCAATGTCCCATTGCTTATTGATAAGTGTGACTAAACTGTTGTTAGCCCGTTTGATAACGTACTTAACCTGCTCTAGCTCGTCAGGGTGTACGTCAATAACAAGAGAGTCGTGAACACTGTTAACAATACATGACTGCTTTCCTTTCAGTAGGTGTTCGATGTACAGTAACGTGAAGGGTACGATGTCAGCCGTAGCAAACGACTGGACAGGATAGTTTTTGATACGGGTAAACTCAGTGGGGTTTCCGTTACGTCTCCTTGTGATGTTGGGGAAAGCAAACTGCCTACCAGATGGCGTACTGATGAAGCCCTTGTTGAGTGCAGACTTAGCGAGGCTCTGGTGCCACGCAGCAATACCAGCATATTTAGTAATAAAGTGATGGTAGTAAGCTGCCTCTGCCTGTGTACGCCCATAGCCTGTAGCACCAAACAACGGGGCAAAGGTGTGAGCCTTAGCTTCCTGTCGAGAGGTAGGTTGCCCAGCCTCTGTAATAACCTTAGCGGTGTAAGCATGTACGTCAGTACCCTCAAGGATTTCTTTCATGGCTGTCTTGTCTTGGGACAAAAATGCAGCAACACGAAACTCTAATTGGGCAAAGTCAGCCTCAAGTACAAGGCCATTGCCCCATCGTGATACAAAGCTTTTCTTGATGGGGAAGGTGTTGCCTCGTGGCATGTTCTGCATGTTCGGGTTACGACCAGAGAAGCGTCCAGTAGCAGTAATGATTTGAGTAAGCTGTACGTGTAGCTTACCATCCGGCTTAGTGAATGTGTCGATACCATTGACAAAGGCAGATAGGTAGCTGCTGATAGCATTCAAGCGCATCATTTTATCTAAGAATGATTTAGCTTTGCTATCGTTAAGAGAGGCAGCGGTAGCTGACAGGACTGTAAGCTCATCCTTTCCAGTACTGAACCCGTCTGCTGTAACCCAAGAGGAGCGAGGTGGCATGAACTTAAGCCCTGCAATCTCACCCCTGTTCTCATAAAGATAACCTTCACCCACACAAGCAGGACACTTTGTAGGCTTGGCCCACCTCTCTCCGTTCTTTTTAGTCTTGTATATTTTCCCAGAGCCTCTACATGTACTGCACTGAATAGCCTTCTTTTTGTATACAACATCGGATAAACGCGACACAGTACGGCGATAGTCTTGTGCAGACATACGTTCACCATACTCGTCCGCCCAAAGTTTTTTATCTTTTGGGACACGTGAGTAGACTAGGCTTGACAGTTGGGCAGGGCTGTTGAGGTTGATGGGATAGTCACCCATAAGCTCTTGAGCCTGCTCTTGTAGCTCTTGTCGTAGGGTAGCCTGCTCTGTCTCGTACTCTAGACGAACTGCTGCAAGAGCCTCACGATCAACAGCAAAGCCCCGTTGATTCATACGGGCAAGACATGCAGTAACCTTGTTGCTCAGGTCAATGGTAGGTTGCAGAGCGGAGTACTCTGCACTATCAAGAGCGGCGGTCTGAACCTTTTTAAGATGATACGTAGCACGTAGATCGTCGATCAGGTAGTCAGACAACTCAGCATGAGGTACTTCGTCAACAGAAACTCCGTCAGCTAGATACTTCTTCAGTGTGTCTTGCTTCTTGACTGTAAGATTATGGCGTTCAGAACAAGCGTCTAGAGACACTGCATCTTTGACACCCTGTAGCATTACATACTCAGCCACCATTGTATCGTAGATAGGACCGTCGTACTCGAACCCGCACTCCCACAACCACACAAGATCATGGACTAGATTATGTCCAACAAGACACGTACAATTTCCCAAAATAGATTGTAGTTCAGAAACATCATCTGGTCCTTTCTCTGTGTGGTTAATAGTAAAGACTTTAGAATCATTGTCCCCTAAAAGAACACCCACCATAACGAGTGTGTTGGTGGGTTCAAAAGGGTCAAAGTGTTTCTTGCCGTCTCGTTCAGTTACGGTATTCTCTACGTCAAGAACTACCTGCATTAGTTGGGTATCCTACTTTAGGGTTATTGGTTAGTCTTTTCCGGCTGAACAAACTCAGTAATGTAAGGCATGACTTTCGCAATTTCCGTTGCACACATACGTGCCAACTCTCTATGCTCGGCCTGCGTTGATGGATCGGTACGCAAATCAATATAGTGTATCCAACTACGGATACTACCCTTCATATAAAGTCGGGTACGAGTCAGGCCTTCAGGAAGAACTGAGCGCATAAGCTCTTTAGCTATACCTTTCTTAAGACCCAAATCATAAATTTCAAATACTAAATCATTAACTTGTTTTTGGGAGTTCAACCACCAAGCCCTTAGCGCTGCATCGGTAGTAGGTATGCTACTCTGTCTGTTGGTTGTGTCTTGCAGTCTTGTGTCAACCCAATCGGTACTCCCTGTTTCTGTAGCCGCGTACCGCTGAGAAAATTCCTGAAACGAAAACGACCGATGTCGAATCAACTGTCGTGAGATTGCACGGGTAGTAGTAATGTCTAGGCAACAATCCACCATCTCGAAGGGCGACCAATGACGGTGGTTGATCAGGTACTGGATTAACTTATCATTTTTAAGATGGTTAGAAGAAGATGTAGGATTAGACACACGAGCGTAGTATGCTATTTGATCTAGCAAACTAGAGCCTGTCTTCGTCTCGTTCATGCTTTTACTTGAGCCGACTAACGTAACTTGATTCATATTAATTCTTTCTATCATCTATAGATACAGCGTACAATAGGTATAATATAAAAACAATAAAACAGAACAACCCTATTGTTGCTAGTACAGCTTGCAAAAATGTAATCATATATGTTCGCCACGTTCATACATATCTTTTAAGTCTTGTACAAAGAACTCCATCTTATTTAGCTCATACATAAGATCGACCCCTTCCTTTTCTCCCAATCTATAACAAGCTTTGAACACATCTCCTCTAGACTTAGACATATTCTTGTGTGAGATCAGGTGACGCAGTTCTCTTGCGTGTTCTGGGATTGTATAATAAGCGGTACTACCTCCATCACTACGGGTTTTAATTCTGTCTTTAGGAGCGAGACCGGGCGCGTCCTGCGCTTGCGCTGGCAGTGTCAGGTTGACGCCGAACTCCTTAGCCAACCTTCGTTTCTCCTCTCCTTCCTCCATCATCTCTATTTCTTTTGTTACTTCATACCAAGCTGACATTGTTAAGTATCTCCTTTGTCTATAGTCTTCCAAAGACGAACATAAAAAGAGTTCCCCATATTATCTATATGTTCTTGAGGGCATCCATTGTTAGCTACCCATTTAAACAATCCTTCAGGAATAAAGATATTATCATACGGTATTATTTTAGGGAACCCGTACTTCCATCCTAATGGTATGTCTATGTAATAAGGCATTAAGGACGCATGACCCCGTACTGCAACAGAGTAGAAGCAGCCTTAAAAATCTCATCGTTACGTCGTAACCAACCCTTACCATAGATATCAAAGGTGGTAAGCTTTTTGTAAAAATGTTCTCTGTTTACATACAACTGATTGAGAAGTTGTAGTGTTTTACTTTTGTCTGCACTAGAATACCGTTTCTCTACTAGTTTAAGTGTTTGAGGCCCAATGTGTCCATCATCCGCTGCGCCAACCATGCGTTGAAGGGATATGGCTGAACGCGCAACACCAGAGTTAACTGCATAATCAAAGAGGAAAACATCTACACCGTCCGGTAGTTGATTAGCACTCAGCTTATCCCAATAGTCACGGGTGTAAATTTTCTCAGCCTGTTCAAGTGTAAGGTTCTCAATATCATAATCGGGGTAGGACATAGCGCTAACGCCATACTTTGTACCCTTTAGTTCTCCCTCTCCAATGACACCTGTTGTCCAGTTACCTCGATCCCGTTTATCATTTCCATACCCACCTTCGTGGCCTACGGTTAATCCAAAAGCTTTTTTAAAATTATACATCCATTTTCTCCGACGCCATAAACACAACACTGGCCCATGTTAGGTGGGTAAAATGACCAGCACTGTTCTGAATTTGTACACCGTCTGCCGTATAAACAATACCAACTACATTGTCTACAACAATAAAGGGAGGCCCAGAGTTTTTCTCTGCTTCGACACCGCGCAACGCAACTCGAACACGAAGCACATCAGTTTCATGTTGTGTAATAAGTTTGGGTTGAGTAGGGCGACCTCGCTGTTTGGCAGCTTCTTCTTTAGTAAAAGGCATGTAGTTCTCCTTGTGTTTGTGTTGTAGTTTTACGCGGTGTATCTACCGCTTCGCCAATCTAGATCACAGTGTACTATACCGTGCCACCCAGTCAACTTATTTTTTACGACGTTGATGTGACGTTGTGTATCATCTTCCTCCTGCCCTTCAACAGTAGGGTTTTTAGCAATGAGAAACATCAGATCAGCCTCCGCTGCCTTGCCTGTCTTGCTGCCTTCCATCATAGCTTGGTTGAGAACGACACGGCCTTCTGCTTCAGCAGATAGCTGCGACATATACATAACGGCACAGTCATAGTACTTAGCTATCTGTCTTGCGTACACAGCATTGGCACCAAGTACTAAGTCAGGACGAGCAGGGTTGCCCTTCATAGAAGCGAACTTATCTCCCATGTCAAGCACAAGGATATCAGGATCAACAGCCTTACAAAGGGACTCAACCCACGCCATGTCCTTGCCTGTTGTGTCTTTGATAAAGATGTTCTTCTCTTTTTCTCTCCACTTAGCCAGCGCTTGTGTCTTGTTCTCAGCGATCTCATCTATGTGCATATTCATAGTGGCACTAAGATACCTAGCCGTAACACGGTGTGCGCTCTCTTCGTTACAAAGTACCACACACTTAGCACCCTGCTCAGCAAAGCCGTCCGTACCGGCCACAAGAGAGGCGTGGAAGCTTGTCTTACCTGTGTTGGGACGAGCGCCTACCTCAATAAGATGACCACCACTGATGCCTGAAACCTTACGAGTAAGAGATGGGACGTTGAATACCCAACGTGCTTCTTGAGAGTTCTTTTCTAAGATATAATCAAGTGACATGTTCTCCCACTCGATGTCAGTCTGTGGTAGAAAGTTGTCTTGGTGGTTGTCCAATAGCCTACGAAGAGGTTCGAGACTATTCTGTGTACCATTTACGTAATCAAACCCTAAGTTAGCAATTTCTTCTCCCAACACCTGTTGGAATAGTTTACTGAACACATCACGTGCTACATCTACACCTAACTCTGATTGCTTTTTAATCTGTAGAAACATACTCTCATATGCTGTCTTCTGTGATGTACTGAGAGAAGGATTGTCAGCAAGGAAGATCGCCTGTATCTCATCAGGTGTTACGCTTCTATCATAAGAAGATATAGCTTTGTCAATAGCAGATTTGATTTTCTTTCCGTCAGACGTAAAGAGGGAGTCAGGACACTTAGCCCCACGTGTAGAAGAGTAGAACTCTTTGTTCATAAGAGATCGTAACAGGGCTAGTTCCATAGCATATTCTCCAATGCCGCAAGGTCGGAAGGGTGTTTGTATTTCAGATCATCTGTGGTACGTAGAACCTTTACATCAGGCACTATAGTACGTAGTTGGCTCGCTATCTTGAGCGTCTTAGGTAGAGCATCGGGGTCAAGGCAGATAACAATACGATCTAGCACTGGTAGATAACGTATGTGATCCTCTGACAATGAGGTGCCTAAGACAGAGATACCTATAACATTGCCTCGCCCTACAGTATAAGCACTGATGCAGTCCTCTACCAATACACCTACCATACCATTGCCGTATGTGTACGGTACACCAGAGCTAGCGTAACGCAACCACTTTGGTTTCCTATGCTGGCTAATCGCGCGCCCTGCTGCATCCACCATAAGACCTTTGTAAGTGATCGGAAACACTGCTCTGTGTTGCCTAACATCGTACAAAACATCCTTGATGTCAATGTCCCATTTGTCGCACCAATCTTGCAGTGTATCTGGTTGCTGGTTGACTATGTAATCAGGTCTATCAAAAGGCTCTGGCCCCATAGACTTAGGGGTAACAGGGTTGAGACGCCGCTTGATATGTGTAGCTGGTAGCGACGTAGTGTCGCGTCCCTTTATGCCGCACCCTGCCTTGTAGCAGTTCCATACAAGCTCACCCTGTAAGTTGCTGGCGGTAAACGTACCACGCCCATTACATTTAGGGCAGTTCATGCGCTTAGTTGTATCAGGTTTTAGCCCAAGCGCAATAACAAAATCTTTTATCCTCATACCATTGACCTTCCTCTGAGTGCTTCTGTCGCACCCCTCAATGTATTTTTTAAGTAGGGTTTAAGAGAGGCAGGATTTACATGACCTGTTACTTGCATAATAGATGTAACTGGCACACCACCCTCTACCATCTGTGTTGCCCCTGTCCTACGTAGATCACTCACACGTAGTGTAGACGGTAGCTTAGCTTCTTTAAGAATATCTTTTATAATGTGTGATACCATATAAGAAGAGTAAGGTAGATACTGTCCTTTATGTGGTGTAACACGGGGTGCTATGTAAGGCTGAAAGCCAAAGTCTTTGTGCTGTTGTCGCAGCAAGTCCATTAGCTTTTCTTCAATAGGTAGGTGTACCTGAGCCTTTCTTTTTGATTGCAGGATAGTAATACTTTCGTTGTCAAAGTTGATACTGTCCCACGTTAATAGTCTAGTATCTCCTACCCTCTGCACCCAAGCATAGGTCATGTGAAAAATCAACCCAATGTTTCTCCACTCCCACCTACCATAAGATGTATCGAGGAATTGTTGAACCTGTTCATGTGACCATACAACTTTACGCTGCGGTGTTTGTCTTTTCTTTACACGAGAAAAAGGATTGAGACTAACCAACTCCCTGTCAAGTGCATAGTTAAACAACACGCTTGCAATCCGTACCGTTTTGTTAGCAGCGAACACTCCGCTATCTACTAGATCATCGTAGTATTCCTGTGCTTGTCTATGCGTAAGCGAACTCATAGGTGGGTCATTAAACATATCAACTACCCTGTTAAGATAGAGCAGGTAATCTGCTTGAGTATCCTCCTGTAAGCCCTTGAAGTTAGGGGAGTGTTTATACTGATAGACCAGCATAGATAGAGGGGCATTAGCTTTCAGGTTCTTATGTTTAAGCTGCCCCTCTTTCCATTCATCTATAGCAGCATTGAACTCCTTAGCAAGTTTGTAGGATGTAGACTGTCTGTTTGTCAATGCCTGTCTACGTACCAATCCTAAGCTTATGTATTTAGGGGGAGGGCGATAGTGGTATATAACCTTGCCATCTCTTTTGATAATTCGTTTGACATACTTAGGTACATCCATATCACCCTCCTGTAACTACTGGTTGAACCGTCCAACATTGGACAGCATCTTTCGTCGGGATATTTTATCCCCGATCTTGTCCCAGTTATCTAGCTCATCCCTAAACATAAGAGCATTCTGTTTTGTTTTAAACTGTGCAACACCTAGTGTTTCTCCGTAGGTATGTACGTTCATAACCCATAGGCCATTAACCTTTTTAGGTTGAGTGCAGTAAACATCTTGCATGTTATTTATTTCCTGCATTAGGAAGTCTAAAGGCATTAGTCATCTTCCTCGTTGTCCCACCAGTACGGTGTGATTGTGTATTTCCATGTGGCGAAGTGAGCCTTCTCACCTTTGTAGTATGCTCGGTATGCCCCAACAGGATCACCCTCCCGTTTGTATTCATCCGGCATACATTGTGGTATGTCAGTGAGATGACCGAATGGCATATTCTTAGGCTTGCGGCATAGCATAGGTACAAGACGCTCTGTAGCATGATCCTTACCATACCTGCGAGTGTACTCATCCATACACTCACCCATCAGTGTGTATAGCCACAGATAATTCATACTACTTTCTCTGGCCCACACTGCTGATGGATGATTGACGTGTGTCTTTTTGTAGATGCCTTCCGGTGCATCCTCACCATCAAGTACATGATGTGCAGTGGACAGCAACTGTCCGTACTCCAGTATCATCTTGACAATGTGCTTGTCGCAATGATCCTCCGCGCAATGCGCCGGATCGTCTGCTAGTTTGAAGATGTTCATCTAGTTCCCTCTACGTAAAAGATGTGGTCTCCTATCTGGGCCAACCTAACAAAGTTAGGAGACAAAGACCAATAAGGCTGCACATATGTCGCATGATAATGTGTCGCACCTAAGTTTTCATAAGGTTCTTCGTAAGCCTCTTCGACTGCTGTCTTAGCTGCCTCCCACGCAACTTTATCACGAGGTCGTTCAGGCTTACCGTCCCAGTAAAAGCTGAACTGGTGTCGCTGCTTCACTACGTCACAGATGTTATCGGGGAAACCTGAATGGTATACCCTGTTGGCTATAACATGGACAACTTGCCGCTGCCCTTCAGGTGGTTGATTGCGAGCCTCGTAATACACTGCAATAGCAGCGCACATAAATGCTGTTGTCAGCATATTGCATTCCTTTGTTTAGAATCTACTTAAGAATCTAGCGATGTGGTGGACAAAAGGTAATAGGCTCAGCGCCATCATAAGGTTTACACCTGTATGAGCCATCGCAATTCTGAGTGTATCACCTTTAGGCATACCGTCTGACACAAACAAACCTGCCAACCATATAGTACCAGTCGTACCTATGTTTGCACCTAATACACATGCAATGGCAGCAGGTAAAGGCACTGCTCCCGAAGCTACCAGAGCAATGATTGCAGTAGTGGACAGAGACGATGACTGCCACAGCAAGGTCATAACTATACCACCTAGAAACATCCAGTAAGGATTGTGAATAAAGTACGATAGGTGATCCATGTTACCCATCGACTTCATCCCACCGGAAAACATCTTCAGCCCGATATAGAAAACAACCAGCCCAACAAGTGTAGTGGCGATAGGATTACCTAATTCTATTTTAGGTATCATGCTGCAAGCGCTTTAAATGCAGGGTGGCTTACCCAATCATTAACCTGTTGTTCACGCTTGAACATTGTAACTGCCGCCGTGTCAGCAGCAGTCTCACGTAGCTTGAACCCGTTACGTTCGTCTGCATAAGTAGCAAAGTTAGTTAGTGCGCTGTAAAGACTGAACACATTATGTCCACGTGTCGTGGCCTCATTGAGGTACAGAGTAGTCAGCTTCTCTGCCTTACGATCTGACTTGACGATAGCCTTGAGAGCATCTTGCACCCGCTGCACTACCAACTGTTTGTCAGCCCATGTCTGAAGCAGGCGACCATGTGCATTGAACTCTACCTTAGCTTCGTTAAGCTCATCAATGAACGTGTCCAAGTCCCAGTTGGTAGTGTTCTTCCGCCTGATACGAGTGTGATCCCCCGATAGCATCCCGTTTGTACAGAACTTATCAATGGCACCATAGAATATCTGATTAGAACACAGGCCATCAAGACCATGTAATGCAATGACACGTTGAGACACCTCTGTTTGATGGCGGTCAGTTGTGACCGTGTATTTCACATTAGGAAACGTGACATCCATTAGTGCAAACGCACCAAACCGAGAGGTTTGCCACCGTACCTTAGCGTCGTCCAGATCATTCCAAGATAACGTGTCAGTAATAGCTGCCTGAACACGGCGGAAAAAGTTAGGGTGCGGGTTGATAGGGTAGCCCTTTCCAACAATACCCAACACCTCACCGTTGGATTGATTAACCACGTACTTTTTTCCTGCCATACGAGTAGGTTCGTGGGATACCTTGAAGTTGATATTCTCTGGCAACTCGCCAAAGATTCGGGGGTCAACCCCATCTAACGGGAAGTCTAAAGGCATTGTATAGTTCCTTTGTAGTGTCCAATGTTGGACGGTTAATCATAGGTTTCAGTAGCTACCCATTCAATAGTAGCATTAGGATACTGCCATTGCAATACAGTCATTGCATGTTCAAGGGCAATCATAGGATCATCAGTATCACTAACCGGAACGGTCGCTATGTGATCGTTGATACTAAATTTCATATGGTGTTCTGGCATACTACCCTGCTTTCCTTGTCTTAGATGTTTCACGGAACACAGTAGAGTACCCCTGACCTTCACGGATTTCATAGATACCACGCTCACGCAGCGGATCGCTTACACTACGAGGGTAGTAAGACACTTGCTTACCGTTGTCAACCCTTACATAATGTTCCTGAAACGTGAGGCCATAACCCTGACTTACTTTATTTTTGCGTTTGATACGCGGGGTTTCCCCCTTGAGTACGGCAGTCAAGAGGTATAGCTTGGTTTGGATGTAGTTTTTCATGTAGTTTTTCCTTTATAAATTATTAGCCAAAGTCGTGATCGCGGCAGAAATATGATGGGAATACTTCGTAGCAATAGTCACTGTCAGGTGGAGGCGAGAACCTCTGTGTAAAGGGGTTAAGCACTCCATCTTCTGACCCACCAAAAGATTCCGCGAACGCACACCCTTCCCCCATTAAAACTATTCGAAGCAAATGCTTCAGTTTAATCTTTCTGCCATAATCGTCTCGTATCTCTACATTTTTATCGGACAGCAGGTAGAGCCAGTCCTCCAACCGATTAATCCCTTCATCGGGATAAACATGCAGGGCAAAGTCCCACCCTGCACTTCGTTTACCAAAGTGCTTCTTGTACCTATGCTCTGTCGTACCGTATACGTAGTAATTTGTTCCCATTATACTTTCCTTTTACCGTAAGACTTCACCATCTCAACGATGGTATCTGTCGTGTCAAACTTGTAGCAAGCCATGCAGTCCTTGCACTTTTGTCCAGTACAATTCTGCCGGTCCACATCCTTGTCAACGGACACGTTGTTGAAAGATTTGTCAAACCCTTCAGGTGGCTTGTCCATTATCTCGTTAAGCTTGGGGTTGCTATAGATAAGTACCACATTGGCAGGCTTATACCCAACCTTTTTAATAAGGTCTTTGCGCTTGGTCCATAGCCCGAACGTCGTATCGGGATTGGCGTCGGCAATAGCGTATAAGTTTATGAGGTGCTGGAAATTGATCAGTTCCCCGTGAGCCTGAAAACGAAAGTATGCCGCATTGATAAACGGTATCTCTCTGGCTTCAAGAGGGCGGCTAGATAACAGATCACTGTTACGTTGTAAGGCAGGCTTGGCATTCTTACGAAACCCATCTAGCATAGCGTGACTATAGCAGAAGCTACATATAGTCTCACGCTTAGCCTTGTGCATCTTAATACAGAAATTGTTGGTGGTAGTGTTGGTGCTGATAGCATGTAAGCCATCAAGCTTACCCGACATCGTGCTAATGTGAACTGCTGGTTTCATAGTCATTTCAGTTCCTCCTTTGTCATAATACTGAAATCAGGATCATCAGTCAGTGATACCCACCTCCGCTCACCAGTCCGTTCAGACACCACACTAGCGAATGGTCCCTTTAGATTAGTATGACTGGGGGCTTGAATAGATGGCAGCGTAGCAACCCTTCTCCATTCAGCACCGTGTTCTCGGATGCGGTTCTTACCGTGTTGGCTTATGCCTTCAAGTAGTAACATCCTTCATCTCCTACTGTCCAATGTTGGACGGTTCAGTTTTGTGCTTGGCCTTACGTGTATATACTTTACCGCTAGGCACAATCCTTTGCTTGTATGCAGCATTCCTCAATGCTTTACCTGCAAAGCTACGATTGCGGCTGAACTTTTTTGTGGATCGTTTCATTCATCATACCCTGCCCATGAAGCAAAGAAAACCCACAACCCTAGAAAGATAGATTGAGTGAAGCAATGAACAACGATAATGTTATTACCAATAACGAAACCGTAGGCAGCAACCCCTAGACATACAAAGATTGCAATAGTAGCAATCCATATGATCATTCGGGTATATGTAGTATCTCTTTTGAAGGCAATGTCAGAAAGCCCTGCTATCATCCGCTTATACATATTCATCCTCCAAATCCCAGAAGCCAGCTAGCTCCATCTCTTTTTGCATTACAGAGTGATACCCTACCATGAAAACAGACGTAGGGTTGCAGGAGTTTCTATATGTTGCTTCCATCCATTCATCAAAGACTTGCCAGTCTAATGTGCATTCGGCCCAATCCATATCTTGTTTGGCCCTGTTAACGCCAGCATCATAGTCCTGATCGGTATTCATTAGAGGTTCCTTTCATTAACTGTCCAACATTGGACGGTTCGTCTCGTATATACACACATCTTATTAAGAGTACCTAACGTGTTACCCTTCACTAAAGTTCAGGGTAACACTTAGGTACGTCTAAAGGTTAGGCTAACAGTTTGGCTAGCTCTGCTAGCTCTGCAATGTCAGCTTGGCGCTTGGCTTC